TCGCGGTAGCCGCGCTCCTGGAGCATCGCGTGCCTCGCGCGGTCGTTCTCCTCAATCGCGACGTAGCCGACCCACTCATCCCCGACCTGTTCGACGTAGGGGTGAATGTTCTTCTTGATCGAGTACGCGTCAGTGGTCACGTGAGGACCGCGGGGAGCGGCCTTGATCATGTTGCCCGCCATCTCACCTGTCACGGTGGCGACCAGGGCCCGGACGGCACCAGACTTCATGAGCTTGGTTTCAAAGCCCATGTCGGTCTCGAACGTGAAGTCCTTGGTCCCATAGCGGGTTTGCTGCTTTCCGCGCTTCGGAGTAGGCATTACTTAGTCACCCCCCGGACAGAGATCATGGTGTATTGCCGAGATCCCAGCCTCCACTTCCATGGCTCGCCCTCGGGCGTCCAGAGCTTCGACTGAAATAGGATCTGGTCCGACGAGTCCACCTCCAAGTTGCCAGGGAGATAGATCGTCGCCTTGTTCGTGGTTGTTTCCCGGACGGGAGTCTCTGCCTTGTGTGAGCGCAGGTAGGGGACGCCGGCGCCAAGCCCGGACCAGACAACCGTGTATGTGTCCCAGTCGCGGTGATGGCCGTAGGCGTCCTCTACGAGCGGACTTCGGCGGACTTCGATGTAGTCGTTGAAAAGCGCCAAAGGGTGTCTCCTGTCAGCAGTTTCGTGTCAGGGAGATCGACCCCAGGGGCTTCCTGTACTTGGACAGCATCGACTTTGCGGCCTCCGAGAGGCCCGAGTTGTACGCGGTCTGCGCGTACTCGACTTGCAGGTCTCCGGTCTTCTCCATGACGGTGCCAGGGGAGACGGAGAGCCATCTGATTACCTCGGAGCAGACAGCGGCCCTCACTGAGCCTGGGACTGCCACCCAGCCCCAGGACGCTGTCACTGTGGCCGTGGTGTACTCACACGCAGTGAGTACGTAGAGGTTGGAGCCCCTGACTGCCCACTCATCGGAGGTGAGGTCGAGGTCTCCGGTGTCCTCGTGAAGGATGACGGAGGAGATCGTCAGGTTGGGGAAAACGGAGGGGGCCAGGCGTGCCCGGCCTCCCTCGACCACCAAGCCGAATGCCTCATCGGTGTGCTGCTGGAAATCTGTCCCGCAATAATCATCGATGAGGGCAATGGCATCCTCTATGAAGGCTGCTGCTTTGGTGGCCTCTGCTTCGTCTGCGAAGGGCCGCCCGAGACGGGCGACCACATCATCAGCAGTTGCTATCGGCATTTAACCTCCCTCAATGGTTAGGGGAGGGGGGCGGTCTCGGTGATCGAAATCTTGAGGCCGCGAACGAACTTCTCACCGATCACGGTGCCCCGCACGCTGTATGCCGGGTCCTCCTTGATGGTGGCAAGGCCGTACATGGTGTCGAGCCCGATGGTGTCGTGCTTCTGGTTGTAGTCGTAATCGACCAGCATCCGGGTAGCGATGCCATTGACGTTCTGGATGGAGCCGGTAACGGCACCCATCGGCAGAGCCGGGCACGCGGAAGCAATCAGCATCGCGGACTTGTGGAAGAGGTACATCTCCAGACCGAACGCGTTGTGAATGACGATGTCGAAACCGTAGATACGGCCGACAGTCGCCCGACGCAGGGCGTTGGTGTCACCGGAGTAGTCGACCGCGACGAACTCGGGGTCCTTCAGAAGGATCGCCTCGACCTCGGGGCCGGCGATGAGATACCGCTCCGAGGTGGGGACCAGGGCCAGGTTCATGTTCATGCGGGCATCGACCAGGGACGCGCGGATACCGAGAGCGCGCTCGGTCATGTTGGCGCCCGTGCCGTCCGCCTGCGGGATGGAGACCGCGACGTCGCCACCAACGGCGTTCTTCTGACCGGCAGTCAGGCCGGATCGGTTGATGTTGGCCTTGATGAACGCGGCAACCGTGTCATCGAAGTACTCGGCAAAGCCCCTGGTGAGCTTCGAGAGAACCTGAGAGCCGAACTGGCGGAGGTCGAAGGCAACCTGCTCCATGCCGATCGCGGTAGCGTTCTGCGCCAGCGTGGTGAGCTGGACCGGGAACCGGGTCTCGGTGACGAAGCCGTTCGGTGCCCGTCGATCCGCAGCCGGAAGCGGTCGGTCGGAGGCCGCGGCGAAGACGTTCTTGTCGCCGGTGATCGGGTTGGTGATCGGGGAGGAGATACCCGATGCCTGAACTGGGATACCCCGAGACTCGCGGTTGACGTTGATCACGTCACCGATGCCACCGGTGAAGTTCAGCTCCGAGTACCGGGCCGGGATGCCACCAAGGGTGAGCTGCCGGTCCAGAATGCCGAGAGCGGCAATAGTGACCTGCTTCGGATCAAGATTAAAGTGGTGCTCAGTAGCCATTAAGCCTCCATGAGGGCATGAAAAAAGCCCCCCAGGTGGAGGGCTGAATGAAGGGAAAGGGGAGGCTTAGAGGAAAGCCCCACCCGCGATGTAGTCCGCCAGATCGTTCGGGTTGGTACTGGCGAAGTCGCTGTTGCCGCCCTTGTTGTGGCCGGCGCCTGCGATCTGCGGGAAGCCCGCTCCGGAATTCGCCTGCTTAGGCAGGGACTCAATGAACGACTTGACCGCGTCCGTGTCCGGGCGCGAGTCCTCTCCCGTGAAACGGTTGAGGTCGAGGAAGGAGAGGTCAGGGAGTTCAGCGCCAGCGCCTACGGCCTGAAGCCGAAGTTCCGCACTGACCAGCTCGGTGGAGACCTCTCCAAGGGCGGACGTCCGGCCCTCGGTGCGGGCGGCATCAATAGCGGCCTGCTGAGCGGTCTGGAGCTGCTGAAGCTCGGTACGCGACGTGTTGTAGTTGGTCTCGTTCTGTCGAGAGAGAGCCTTCCAACGGTCGCGGTCGGCGGTGACCTCTTCCAGCGTCGGGCCAGCGGGAGGGTTCGGAGGATTTCCCTCGTTACCAGGCTGTCCGGCGTTGTCGTCCTGAGTAGTCATACGTTGTTCCATTTCGGAAGGGACTCACCATTTCGGCGGGTCAGGGCTTAGCCTCGTGGATCTTCCGGTTTGCATTCCCGGAGTTCCCTTGCGGAGGCTTGTTGGGGTTGGGCTGCTGCCCCTGTGGCTGTACCTGAGGCTGGGGCATGAGTTTCTGAATCTCTGCCTGGGCCTTGGCGTCCTGCTTCCGCATTTCGCGGAAGTCAGCAATCTGAGTGCCGGAGAACCCGGCCTCAAACCACAGGAATTCAAGAGGCACATCGAGCTGCTTCATCTTGAGCAGTGCGTCAATGTGCTGGGCTTCGGTACGGTATTCGGGGTCCTTCCAACGCGTCTCCATTTCGAAGGCGTCCTTGCGCTTGTCATTCTTAACCGCGAAGCAGAGTCGAATGACTCGCTCCCACGATTCACCGAAGTGAAGCATCCGCTCTCTCACCTTGGCGACAAGTCCGGCTTCCGCCGAGATGATTGCCTCACCAGATGGGGCGGTGGTCGTGTTGACCAGGAAGTAATGACTGGGGACCCTCGAAACAGTTGCGAGGTGCTGGACGAGCATGTCAACCAGGTCCACGTAATTGGACAGGTCAGCGGCAGCAAAGGAGCCGAATTTGGCGTTGGGGTCCTCGGCTTGAAGAAGTTTGTCCTGGCCGACGTTGTACGGCTCAACGGGGTTGCCGTTGGCGTCTTCCTGGATCTCCAGGCCAGTGACAAAGCGCTGAGGGAAGGCAGCGAACTCGGACGCGGTAAGCGCATCCATGGTCGTCTTGTTGATCGCATCCTGAATGGGGATGCAGTTGACCAGTTCAGAAACCGGCTCCATACCGAGTCGAGAGCGGTTCTCAAACGGAACAACCGGAACCATCTTCAGAGGGTTGGGGCTCGTTACGCCCTGGTCCCACTCCGTAGTTCCGTAGGCCACCTCGTAGACGTAGTCCTCAGTCCAGAGGGTGACCTGCTGCCGGCCCCAGGAGTCCATCTCGAAGCGGGCCGCGGCCTCCAGCTCCCACAGGGAACCGGCCTTGTAGGAGACAGCCATACGAGAGCTGGGAACCGGGGTGATGGTCGGCTCGCCCTTGGTGTCCGCCCACACGACGACGTAGGCCACACCTGTGATCAGGGCTTCGAGGTGTACCGACGACGAGTAGGAGTCCATGCTGGACCGCTGCCAGAACTCGCGTGCTTCCTTGCCGTCGTCCTCTCCGGAGATCCGGAAGGAATCAACGTGAAGCCGCTCGTTCGTGGAGTCGACGATGGTGCCGCAGAAGTTGTCTCGCCACTGCTCGAAGACAGAGGCGAAAGCCGCCTTGTACTTCATCTGTGAAAATGCGAGCTTCTGCTGATCGCCCTCGTAGTACTTCGAGTACTTCTGGGAGTCATGAAGCGGGCCCGGAACTTTCCCGTACAGGTACATGAGCCACTGATCAGGAGTTTCCGGCTTACCTATGAATGCCGTGTGGCTTCCAGGGGGGACGATCATAGGCGGGCCTCTTT